AACTATTCTCCAGAAAATCACACATCCGGTTCAGATTTGCACTCATATCTCCCATAGTTCCACGCACATCATTAAAGATCTGGCAATAAACTTTGGTCTGATTTGATTTGATTTGTTGACGTAAATGTTTAATCAAAGTCTTAATCTTTTCATCACGACGGTGCAACGCATTTTCCAACCTCACAACTCTAGGGTCGTTATAGCGATATTGTGAGGGGCGCGATTGCACAGGGCCCGGGTTTGTTTCAACATCTCCAGATAACATCAAGAGGCGCTCAATAATGGCCCATTCAGAAGACAAGTCAAGATCATTCAACATAAATCTAAATCGATATGGCAGATGAAACATAGCCAAATGTTTAACTTCATCCCACATAATTTGGGACAAAAACTTGTACATCTTCTCATCTGTAGGTTGGAACAACAAGGGAGTAAAATCATAATCTTCTCCATCGTTAAAGTCCCAACACTTTAAATCATGAACAAATTCAACAAAGTCTGGTATGTCTTGGCCAAAATAAAAAGCACCCACACATGTATGATACATTTCTGCAACAACAGGTCCTGGATTCATTTCAACATCACCAGACAACAACAACAAAGTCCAAGCACAATTTAACATATGGCGATCCAAATAAATCTTGTCATGAGTCTTGCAGTTCTTACGGATCAAAACAACAGTAGGTTGAAAAGTTCCAAAGAAAACCAATTCACCATGACAATTAATGTAAATATCATCACCATGTATTTGTGCTTTCATATCAATCAATCGTTTAGAATTGCATATAACATAATCAAGAGCCGAGTTCTTCAACAAAGTATTCAATACGGTATTTTTATTTGTAGTAAAAGACATGATCAATATGGGGATTGGCTATTCGTACTCACTATATAAAATATGAGTTTTCCTTTCGCCATAAAATTATTCGCTACAATGGGAACCTCACGAGGTTATGTGCAACTGTAACTAAACGCCAGTGCCGTATCCCAAGGGATAAAATTATACACATCTGACATATCAAGTCAGATGATTACTAAACGATCCTATATAAAACAAAGATACGTGTTGGAAAACTCCATAATACATGACTAACATGAGCTGTCCTAGTCCGCAACTAGTAATT